AACACGGTTGCTGGAAAGAAATTTACAGAACTGATTTTGGTAGTTGGAAGACGCGGTGGAAAGTCTTCATTGGCTTCTTGCATTTCTTGCTATGAACTTTACAAGCTTGTAAAACGGGGCGACCCGTCTATTTATTATGACTTCCCATCTGGGACAAATATTTGCGTTACCAACGTTGCGCCAACGGATGATCAAGCCGGAATCGTTTTTGACATGGTTCAAAAGCAGGCTTTGAATTGTCCGTTCTTGAGAGACCGTTCAGTTAACCAGACGTTGACGTATTTCAATCTTCAAACAGACGCAGACAAGTCAGGCTTTTCAAAACGGAAACATGCAAGTCTAACTTGTCTGGCGGGTGGATGTTCGTCAAATAGTTTGCGCGGTAGAAACAACATTGTAATCATCATGGATGAAATGGCGTTCTTTATTGACAACCAAGGACGCTTTTCAGGCAGTGAAGTTTATAAAGCTTTGAAGCCGTCGACAGCTTCTTTCAAAGGCGATGGCAAAGTGGTCTGTATCAGTTCTCCTTACGCAAAGTACGGTGCATTTTGGGATTTGTATAACGATAGCGTGCACGACCCCGTTCACACTATTATGTTCCAAATGTACAGCGCGATGATGAACCCAACGGTTGATTCGTCTTTGCTTAGGGCAGAGCGCAAACGAGACAAGATTGGATTCACCACAGAATATGAAGCAAAATTCAGCGACAAAGTGAAATCATGGGTCGAGGATGAAGACCAGTACAGAGCTTGTGTGGTTCCCGGAAAAGTACGTCCAGAAAAAGGCGAAACAGGCGTTAGCTACTTCATGGGTATTGACCTTGGATTGAAGAATGATGGAACTGGAATTGCTATTGCTCATAAGGATGTAAAAAGCAAAAAGATTGTTGTTGACTGGGCCAATGTTTGGTATTCAAAATCATCAGATGTTTGGGAAGTTGAAAAGACAATTTATAAAGATTGCCGCCGGTTTGCAAATGTAGACATTATTCCAGTAGCTAAAATCGTAGAAGAAGTTGTCCGGCTCAATCGATGGTTTCCAATCAAGAGTGGATGGTTTGACCAGCACGAAGGGTTTGGATTACTTGAACAGCTTCACAATGCTGGGTTGAAACAGTTCTACATGAAGCAGGTGACTGATCAATTGAATGATCAGATTTATGAGCTTTGGAAAAGCTTGTACATCGATGGTCTTTTTGAAGTTTACGATGACGACCTTATGACCAGTGAAGTTTTGTTTTTGGAAGCAGAACGAAAGTCCAAAAAGAAAATTCAAGTACGTGCTCCAAACAAACGCGGAGCACATGATGATATTTCAGATGCAGTTTCCCGTGCTATTTGGGAAGCGTACAGTGCTTTCAAACAGCAAGGTAATAATATTGTGCTTGGTCGAACAACAAACATCTCAGCTGTGCAAACGTCAACAATGAATCGTTTTCGTATGGGCAGAGAAAAAGTACATGGTACTGTTACTACGCGGAAAATTCCTAAAGTTAGGACGCGATATCGTTGACACTCACAAGGAGTGAAATTATGAGCAAGCATGCAAATTTGAAAAGTGGAAATTTGTCGCGTGTTATTTCTGCTGCAAAGGAACTGGACGACAAAGAAAAGATCGAAAAGGAGAGAGCAAAAAGAGAAGGCAAGCATTCAGAACTTGATGATTTGCCTCCGGGTCATCCAATGCGCTTGATGGTTGAAGAAGCAAAAAAGCGTTTTGAAAAACGATCAGAAGAAGAGAAAGAGCAAAAAGAAACAACGAAGAGAAGAAAAGCCAGAAAAGCAAAAAGCGCAGATAAACAAGCAAAAGAGAGAGAAGCGCAGCAACGTGAAGCTTTTGTAAAACACAAGAAAGCTGCGGCAGAATTGAACAAAGGGATTGATGATTTAGCGATGAATATTGAGCGGTTTGGAAAGGTTTTGGATAACAACTGCAAAGATTTGATTGGCGCGTCACGAACCAAGGCCGTAAGGATAAAAAGGATTTTGTTAGCAGCGCATCGTGGTTTGACAACTTCAAAAATAAGTGCCAAACGTGCGGAATAGTCTGCATGAAAATATAGAATCTCTTGGAGACAATTATGGCAAAGAAAAAAGCATCGACAAAAAAGAAAGCAACGCGTAAACGGACGGCGAGTAAAACTAAAGACGCTGTGAGATTTGGTTTGCCTTCTCCCGGTCTTAGTAAAGGCCCAGTGGACAAGGCAAAAGCCAGAGCCGTTGCGAGAATGGAAAAGAAAGCCCGTGTTGCGAAAATTGCAACAAGCGCAATGGCTGGACGTGGACGCGAAGCCGGAATGATGATGGATACGACATCCATGTCAGGCGGCATTTGGGGCAGCTTGTCGTTGGATGCCTATCATACGAGTTACGCAAGCGGCAACACAATGTATGGTGGTGGAGTACGAGATATCCCAACGTATTTCATCATGATGAATCAGCAGAACGGCGGTGTACTGTATTGGCCCGTAAGCTTGCGCGAGAAGTATGAGTGGTACAGATATTTTGCAAGAACAGATGCATACGTTGGCCGTGCTTTGGAATTGCTCTCCGACTTGCCGATGAGCAAGCTTTCTTTGACCGTTCCAAAGCTCAAAGACCCAAATTTGAGAGAAGAGATTCATTCTTTTTATACCTATATGTGCGAACGCATTAACTTGTTCCAAAGGCTTCAAGAAATCCTTTGGGAATACAACATGATTGGTAATGTGTTTGCGTTTCACGAATGGGATGAAAAACGCGACATGTGGAGCAAGATTGTTTTGCTTCCGCCAGAAGAAATCAATTGTTTCACATATCCATTCAGCGATAATGCGCGTATTGAATATCGTCCTGAAAAGCTAATGGAGATTATCAAGAAGTCCAGAGAAATGCCAGAGGCTCTTGAGGGCAACGAATTCTTAAAACAGATTATGGAGCACATTCCTGAAGATGTAGTTGATATGGTCACCAATCAAGATTGTATCGTAATGGATAGCGACCCTTATGCTGGCGGAGAGGTCGGGTCCTTCACTAATCATTTTGCGCGACGCAAAAGTCCTTATATGGACTTGGGAGCATCGGTGCTGGAGCGTGTATTGGTTCCAATGCTCCAGAAAGAGAATTACCGCTATACGCAACTTGCTTTGGCAACGCGCAACATGACGCCGAAAAATAAGATCAGTGCGCCCAATTTGAATAATGACGAGATCAATGAACTGCGCGAACAAATTGACTTGTCTTACATGGACCCCGATTATAGCGTTGTAACTAACTATGATTGGGAGTGGGAAATGATGGGGGCAGAATCGCGGCTGCTTGATTTGTCTGGCGAATATGAAAACATCGAGAATCAAGTGTTTGCTGGGCTGGGCGTAACGCGAGAACTTTTGACGGGCGAGGGAACTTACAGCGGCAACCGGATTACAGTTGAAATTTTGAATACGGTTTTCATGCTTGTCCGCGAAACGCTTCAAGAGTACGTCGAGAAGCAATTGTTCAAACCTGTTGCCGATAAGAAGGGATGGTATTCAGAAGACAAAAATGGAATTCGGAAATATTGGTATCCGCGTTTGAGTTTCAATCGTCTCAGCATTCGGGACAATCAGGAAGTCTTTGAGAATCTGTTTCAGTTGTATCAAAAGGGTTCGTTGCCGATTGAGGTATTGTTTGAACTTTACAATTTGGACAGCGATACGATCAATGATCAGATTAAACGGGAACTGTTTACCGTTAAAGACCCGACGTTCAATCGGACGATTGAGAACGTTAATGATGAAGTTGGACGTCAGCTTGCTGAGCGTTCTGACATTGTTGAAAAGGTTGGAAAGTATCTTGGACTCAAAGTTAAACCGCCGCAGGAAGAAGGCGCGGGTGGAATGGGTGGCGAAGCGTTTGGTGAAGAGTTTGGCGCTGGCGGAGAAGGTTCAGAAGAGGATCAAATCGTCGAAGAGACGGCTGACGCTGTTGCTGAAGAAATGCCAGCAGATTCAACCGAGGAAGAAGTCAAGGAAGTCGTTAGTGACCTTAGCTTAGCTGCGAGTGAGAAAAAATGAATGCTCTAATAAAGCTTGCAATGATTGAAACCAAAGCGTTCGATAAACAAGCTGTGATCGAACAAGTCTTTGACAGATATGATATGAACAATCTTGTCATTGCGGCTGATGACGATACTATTGATTGGGATGCAAAAGTCACTGAAGAAAATCTTGATGAGTATATTCAAAAGTTCAAAAAGCTTTTTGATTCAGGCCATCCTCAGAAGGATGAAACACTATCACCAGAGGAACAGAATCAAGAGGAAGTGGTTCAGGAATCCAAAGGTGAAAGCGTCAATGAAATTGATGAAATTAAGGCCGCAATTGAAGAGCTGAAATCAAAAGAAGACAAACAGCTTCGATTGATGGA